CTGACGTTATGCCGCTGACCGAAGTGCTGGAGTGGCGGCATAAAGCGATTCAGAGAAGCGGGGCCAGCGATGAGTGACACTAACCTGCGTTTGCAGGTAATTCTTAATGCGGTTGATAAGCTCACCCGCCCATTCCGATCAGCGCAGGCCAGCTCTAAAGAGCTGGCTACCGCCATTCAGCAAAGCCGCGCAAGATTAAAAGAACTGGACGCCCAGGCGGGCCGTATTGACGGTTTCCGCAAGGCAAGCGAGCAGCTCGCCGTCACCGGCAACAGTCTTAAAGCCGCACGCGAAGAAGCGGCGAAGCTTGCCACACAGTTCTCGGCCACTAACCGCCCGACAGCGGCACAGGCTCGTCTGCTTGAGCAGGCAAAAAACCGCGTTAACGAGCTGCAGAGCAAATACAACGGCCTGCGTCAGTCGGTGCAGCGTCAGCGTCTTGCGCTCAATGAGGCCGGGCTGGACACCAAAAAGCTGAGCAGTGCGCAGCGGGAGCTACGGCAGAACGCCGACGAAACCCGGCAGGCGCTGGACCGACAGCAGAAATCCCTTAAACGCCTGGGCGAGCAGCAGGCCCGTATGAACGCTGTCCGCGAACAGTATTCGCGGCGCCTTGAGGTACGGGATCGTATCGCGGGTGCCGGAGCGACGACGACTGCCGCCGGGCTGGCGATGGGCGCGCCGGTGATGGCTGCCGTTAAAAGCTATGCCAGCATGGAAGATGCGATGAAAGGCGTGGCAAAGCAGGTTAACGGGCTGCGGGACGACAACGGCAACCGAACAAAACAGTTTTACGACATGCAGGATGCCATCAAGGCCGCCAGTGAACAGCTGCCGATGGAGAATGGCGCCATCGACTATGCCGCGCTGGTTGAAGGTGGCGCACGCATGGGTGTAACAAACCAGAACGATTCTTACGAAGACCAGAAGCGCGACCTGCTGGCCTTTGCATCCACTGCAGCAAAGGCCGCAACGGCATTCGAGCTGCCAGCCGATGAGCTGGCAGAAGGGCTGGGGAAAATCGCGCAGCTGTATAAAGTGCCGACCCGCAATATTGAACAGCTTGGCGATGCCCTGAACTACCTGGACGATAACGCCATGTCTAAGGGCGGCGATATCATCAATGTGCTGCAGCGCATGGGAGGCGTGGCCGACCGGCTTGATTTCCGAAAGGCGGCCGCGCTGGGTTCCACCTTCCTGTCTCTGGGCGCCGCGCCTGAAATTGCCGCCAGCGCATCAAATGCTATGGTGCGCGAACTGTCGATTGCAACCATGCAGAGCAAGCGGTTCATGGAAGGTATGGATCTGCTGAAACTCAATCCAGAAGAGATTGAAAAGCAGATGACTAAGGACGCAATGGGGACCATTCAGCGCGTGCTGGAGAAGGTCAACAAGTTGCCGCAGGACAAGCGCCTGTCCGCCATGACGATGATATTTGGCAAGGAGTTTGGCGATGATGCGGCGAAGCTTGCAAACAACCTGCCGGAGCTGCAGCGACAGCTGAAACTTACCTCAGGCACTGAGGCTAACGGCTCCATGCAGAAAGAATCCGATATCAATAAGGATTCTCTTTCCGCGCAGTGGTTGCTTGTGAAAACGGGCGCGCAGAACGCTTTCAGTAGCCTGGGTGAAACCCTGCGCCAGCCGCTGATGGATATCATGGGGTACGTCAAAAGCGTTACCGGGGCACTGCGTCGATGGGTTGAGGCTAACCCGCAGCTGGCGGGCACGCTGATGAAAGTGGCGGCGGCCGCTGCTGCGATCACCGTTGTACTCGGCACGCTGGCGGTGGCTGTGGCTGCCGTGCTGGGGCCGCTGGCGGTGATCCGTTTTGGCCTGTCCGTGCTGGGTGTAAAAACACTCCCCTCCGTTATGTCTGCAGTGACACACACCGGCGGCGCGCTGTCCTGGCTGGCAAATGCGCCGCTTTCCCTGTTGCGCCGTGGCCTGGCTGCATCCGGCAGTAGCACCGGATTGCTGGCGTCTCCCCTTAACTCCCTGCGCCGTTCTGCTGCGCTGGCTGGCAATGCGCTGAAAGCGCTGGCCGGTGCGCCGCTTGCTGTCCTTCGCGGCGGAATGTCTGGTATTCGCAATATTATCGGCATGGTAATGAATCCGCTGGCCGCGTTGCGCGGGGGATTATCCGCAGCCGGTGGCGTGCTTCGTTTTCTGGCGTCCGGCCCGCTGGCCCTCCTTCGCGTTGCGCTGTACGGGATTTCTGGATTGCTGGGCGCCCTGCTTAGTCCGATAGGTCTGGTCGTGGCGGCGCTGGCTGGCGTGGCGCTGGTTGTCTGGAAATACTGGCAGCCGATAAGCGCATTTTTAGGCGGAGTGGTTGAAGGATTCAAAGCTGCAGCTGCGCCTATCAGTGCGGCGTTTGAGCCACTGCAGCCTGTTTTCCAGTGGATAGGTGACAAGGTCAAGGCGTTATGGGGCTGGTTTACTGATCTGCTGACGCCGGTTAAATCCACTTCTGCAGAACTGCAAAGCGCGGCGTCGATGGGGCGGCAGTTTGGTGAAGCGCTGGCGGCAGGGCTGAACATGGTCATGCACCCGCTGGATTCGCTTAAATCGGGCGTGTCCTGGCTGCTTGAAAAACTCGGCATTGTCAGCAAGGAGGCGGCCAAAGCGAAGCTTCCTGAGCAGGTCACGCGGCAGCAGCCTGCCACGGTAAACACAGACGGTAAAGTGGTGCTGCCGCCTGGCGGGTTCCCGACGATGGGTTTTGCAGGCATGTACGACAACGGCGGTACCATTCCGCGCGGCCAGTTCGGCATAGTGGGCGAGAATGGCCCTGAGATTGTTAACGGACCCGCCAATGTCACCGGCAGGAAACGGACTGCTGATCTGGCGAGGGTGGCGGCAACGCTCAATCCTTCCCGGACGGAACCGGCCAGCGCTAAACAACGTCCTGAACGCGGGATAGTTCTGCCGCCTGATAGTGTGAACGGTCCGGCAAATCTTCCGGTAATCAATCGCACTACTGAGCTGGTGAAACTGGCGACAACGGTAAGCCCCGTTCGTGATGTAACAGCCAGCCCGGATCAGCGGCCTGAAAGCAGGTTAATACTGCCGCCTGAGATTGTTAACGCCCAGGTAAATCTTTCCGGTCGGGATCGTGCTGCGGAGCTGGCTGATATCGCTGCAGCTGTCATGCCAGCACCGGCCATTACGGAAATCAGGGATAACAGGGCTGACCCGATGGCTATGCGCCAGAAGGTGTTCGCTTCCGTGGTCGCTGGCGTAATGGGCCTGGCGGCTGCCCCGGCAGAAGCCGCACCACTTCATCCGTACAGTGTGCCTGTCAGGACGCAACCGGCGCCATCGGCGAAGGAAGAGAGACAGCCGCAGGTCATTAAGTACGAGATAAGCGCGCCAATTCATATTGTCGCCCAGCCAGGGCAAAGCGCACAGGATATCGCCCGCGAGGTGGCCCGGCAGCTTGATGAGCGTGAGCGCAGGGCCAGGGCAAAAACACGTAGTAATTTCAGTGATCGAGGGGGTTACGAATGATGATGGTGCTGGGGTTATACGTATTCATGCTACGAACCGTACCCTATCAGGAGCTGCAGTATCAGCGCAGCTGGCGGCATGCAGCCAACAGCCGGGTTAACCGGCGCCCGTCAACGCAGTTTCTTGGGCCGGATAACGATTCGCTTACGCTGTCCGGCGTCCTGCTGCCTGAGATAACCGGCGGCAGGCTGTCTTTACTGGCGCTGGAACAGATGGCGGAGCTGGGGAAGGCCTGGCCTTTGATTGAGGGGAGCGGGACAATTTACGGCATGTTTGTGATCGAGAGCCTGAGCCAGACAAAAACAGAATTTTTTGAGAGTGGTATGCCCCGGCGCATCGAATTTTCGCTGAGCCTGAAACGGGTGGATGAATCGCTGTCTGATATGTTTGGCAGCCTCAGCGATCAGCTCAGTAATTTGCAGGACTCCGCCACCTCTGCGATAGGCAATATGAAAAACACGGTTGGGGGGTTACTGCAGTGAATTTCAGTTCTGATCTCCTGAACCTGAACAGCAAAACCCCCGGTTTCAGTATCATCATTGAAGGTAAAGATGTAACTACCGTGCTGGATGCGCGCCTGATGAGTCTGACGCTGACGGATAACCGGGGCTTTGAAGCGGACCAGCTTGATCTGGAACTGGACGACTCGGACGGGCAAATCGTTCTGCCGCGCCGGGGGGCCATTATTCAGTTTGCGCTGGGGTGGAAAGGTCAGCCGCTTTTTCCGAAAGGGGCCTTTACTGTCGATGAGATTGAGCACAGCGGCGCGCCTGACCGTCTCACAATTCGCGCGCGTAGCGCAGATTTCCGTGAAACCCTTAACACGCGGCGTGAAAAGTCCTGGCACCAGACAACGGTGGGCGAGGTCGTGAAGGAAATCGCCGCCAGGCATAAACTAAAGATGGCGCTGGGCCAGGACCTGATGGACAAACCTGTCGATCATCTTGACCAGACCAACGAGAGCGATGCGAGTTTCCTGATGAAGCTGGCGCGGCAGTATGGAGCGATAGCCTCAGTTAAGGACGGCAATCTGTTGTTTATCCGCCAGGGGCAGGGCAGAACGGCAAGCGGTAAGCCGCTGCCGGTTATCACCATAACCCGCCAGGCCGGTGACGGTCATCGTTTTACCCTGGCTGATCGCGATGCCTATACGGGGGTAATTGCCAGCTGGCTCCATACCCGTGAGCCAAAGAAAAAAGAGACGGCAAAGGTTAAGCGCCGTCGAAAGAAAACCACTGCGGCAAAGGAGCCGGAAGCAAAACAGGGAGATTACCTGGTTGGAACGGATGAAAACGTGCTGGTACTCAACAGGACTTATGCAAACCGCAGCAATGCAGAGCGAGCGGCAAAGATGCAGTGGGAGCGCCTGCAGCGCGGGGTGGCAACATTCTCCCTGCAGCTCGCAGAGGGAAGGGCTGATCTGTATACCGAAATGCCGGTGAAGGTCAGCGGCTTTAAACAGCCAATTGATGATGCTGAATGGACCATTACCACGCTGACGCATAGTGTCAGTGCAGATAATGGTTTCACTACGACTCTGGAGCTTGAGGTAAAGATTGATGATTTAGAAATGGAATGAGAATGTTCACAAAATGGATGTTCGTGTATCATTATGGGATTTCGGGTAATGACTTGGGGAGAAACGGATATGATGAATTGTCCGAAATGCGGACACGCGGCACATACTCGCAGTAGCTTTCGTGTTTCAGATAATACGAAAGAACGTTATTGCCAGTGCCAAAACATTAACTGTGGAACCACTTTTGTTACTCATGAAACCGTAGTGCGCTTTATTGTAACACCCGGACAGGTCGATCATGTGCCTCCGCACCCTTTAAACAGTGGTCAGGGACATATGAATTTTTGACTAAATTACCCGCTTCGGCGGGTTTTTTATTAGTGGCAGCTGATTTCCTGCTGCCATTTTGCTGCCAATAATGAAACCACAAACAAAAAAGCCACTCGCTAGAGTGGCTTAATTTTATGATTTTAAAGCTAAAATTTGGTGGCCCCTGCTGGACTTGAACCAGCGACCAAGCGATTATGAGTCGCCTGCTCTAACCACTGAGCTAAGGGGCCTTGGCGGTGAATTATAAAGTAACTCCCCTCAGCAATCCAGCCATTCACACCTGCCTGCTGTTTTTATAAACAATGCATAATCAATCCTTTATACTTATCTTAAGATGCATAGACAGGAGTAAAGATGATCAACGATATTCTGGCCCCTGGCCTCCGGGTGGTGTTCTGCGGTATCAATCCTGGCAAGTCATCGGCGCACACCGGTTTTCACTTTGCTCATCCGGGGAATCGCTTCTGGAAGGTGATCTATCAGGCCGGGTTCACCGACAGATTACTCAAACCGGAAGAGGAGCAGCATCTGCTGGATACGCGCTGCGGTATTACCATGCTGGTCGAGCGGCCTACGGTACAGGCAAGTGAGGTCAACCTGCATGAACTGCGAAGCGGCGGGCGAGAGCTGGTTAAGAAGATTGAAGACTACCAGCCAGCCGCGCTGGCTATTCTCGGCAAGCAGGCCTACGAACAGGCGTTCAGCCAGCGCGGGGCTAAATGGGGTAAGCAGAACATTACTATCGGCGTAACGCAGGTCTGGGTGTTGCCCAACCCGAGCGGGCTGAACAGGGCGACGCTGGATAAGCTGGTAGAGGCGTATCGGGAACTGGATGAGGCGCTGATGGTGAGGGGGCTTTAGGGGCCACTGGGGCATGATGCCTTCACCCTGAGCCTCGCCCACAAGGAGAGGAAAAAAAAGCTCCCCGAAGGGAGCTTTTTCATTTCAGGACCGATTAATCGTCCAGGAAGCTACGCAGCACTTCAGAACGGCTCGGATGGCGCAGTTTACGCAGCGCCTTCGCTTCGATCTGACGGATACGTTCGCGGGTCACGTCAAACTGTTTACCCACTTCTTCCAGCGTATGGTCGGTATTCATGTCGATACCGAAACGCATACGCAGTACTTTGGCTTCACGGGCGGTCAGGCCAGCCAGAACGTCGTGCGTAGCGGCACGCAGGCTCTCGGTGGTGGCAGAGTCCAGCGGCAGCTCGAGGGTGGTATCCTCGATGAAATCACCCAGATGCGAATCTTCATCATCACCGATTGGCGTTTCCATGGAGATTGGCTCTTTAGCGATTTTCAGCACTTTACGGATCTTGTCTTCCGGCATCAGCATGCGTTCAGCCAGCTCTTCCGGCGTCGGCTCGCGGCCCATCTCCTGT